CCTGCAGTGAGTACGGGTAATGATTTATACGCGCTACCAGTGTACTTATTATATAATGCCATAGACCCAGCAGAACACAAACCATCGAAACGTTGATTCTCGCGACCGTATTGAGAGACAGAGATAAGAGGAACATTTCTGTTGTATTTGATGGGAATAGAACCGCGAGTGGCGGTATATAAATTAGCTTCATAAAGCTTAGGCTTTAATTGGACACGAGACTGATTGGTGCTAAATTTAAAAGATTTAGGGTTTCCCAATTGAACAGCATATGGAGTTATATTCTCAGAAGTTCGAGGCATAAGAGCCTTTCCCTGAATACTTGAGAGTCGTTCCATAGGCTTCATATTTGTGCCGTTGTAAACGGGTTGTTTGGATTCTCTCAGTGCAAGATCTGATTGATCAGAGACCAAATCGGCAAATTCGGTAGCAGCTATCTTTTGATCTGGAGATTGGACCAAATCGTACTGATTGTCCAAAAGAGCTCCTAGATGGTCTTGACCACCGGTATGTAAAAAGGTCTCTATCTTGACATCTGTTTCGATGTCTTTATTTTTATTATCTACAGTTCCCTTAGTAAAACTAGATTTTTTACCGACACAGAAGTAAACAATGACACCTACTAGAATAACAACACAGAGGATAATCAACAAATTATTATTTTCCATCAGTTGCAAGTATCTACGATTAATAATATCTAATTATAAAAAAAGATATGTAAAAAAGTTTCGTTTTTCAGTTTAGAAACTGGTTATGTTTCTAAACTATCTAAAATTTACTATGATTTCTAATAATACCCATTAGCTATTGAATAGTAAATATGACTCAAACGCCTATCGAGATAAAAGAATTTATTCTGGAAGATATTCCTATGAGCTGTACTTGGCTCATAGTGGGTCCCCCAGCGTCTGGCAAAACCACGACTATCGAAAACTTCTGTTACTATCTTAAACACCGCTATCCGGTTGCGAAAGTTTTTATGGGAACAGAAGGGTCATATCAGAGGTTTTGTACCATTATGCCTCCTCTTTTTGTATCTTTAGAATACAATGAACAAGAGGAAAAGAATCATATTTTACGTCAAAGAAAGTGTAAAGTAGAGAATCCTGAAGGGTATCCTGGTAATTATGCTATTAATATCATTGATGACGCTAGTGATGATCCTAAAGTTTATAAAACGAAAACCATGAGAGGGTTATTCAAATTGGGGTCTCAGCATTGGAACCAACTGTTGATGGTAGGTTCTCAGTATGCTATAGATCTTCCTCCAGATATTAGAAAAAGCGTCTCTTATGTTGCTATCTTTAGAGAACCAGAAGAAGCTGAAAGAAAGAAATTATACATTAACTTAGGAGGTTCATGTGGTAGATATGAGACGTTTTGTGACTTAATGGATCAAATTACAGGAGACTATACATGCATGATCATTAAGAAAAGATCTCAATCTAATAAAACGGAAGATAACGTTTTCTACTTGAAGTCTAAACCAATGAAAGATTGGAAGTTCGGCTGTAAAGAGTTCAAGGATTGGAGTAAGACTAGATATAACCCTAAATTTCAAGACGAACTTGTTGCATAAAATGATATGTAAGATAAATGTTACTCATATTCAATGGCTTTAGTAGATAAGATGTCAGTCTTAGATATTTATCGTCACTACAAAGGATCTCTGTATCATTTAATGGCTAGATCCAGACATACTGAAACTGGATAAATAATGGCTGTCTATAATAGGTTGGAAGGTGAGAGTCGTACGCGGGTAAGGCCTCTTACAATTTTTGAATCAATGGTAATTCATGATAATGATAAATTATCAAAAAGATTTAACTAAATCAGCATCAATCCTTTTGATGTTCCCCCGGGCTACCAACCGGAACAGCTGCAGACCTCTACTTCTTCATTCTAAATGTATCATCATACATGTCCTCGACGTGGACATGTATCATATTTTGCTCCTTATATATAAATACAGTGAATGTTCAATTATAATTGAACCGATAAACAATTCCTTACAAGAAAATTAATCCAAGACCGGCATCCCGCAATATATCTTCCAAAACCTAAGCTAATTGGTCAGCCACAATCATCGGTTAGACAACCTATGACTTATATCAAATGTCCTAAGTGTAATAGTGATAATATTAGGCCAGCGGCGAGCCTTCTACCGGTTTATTATTATTGTTTTGATTGTCAATGGAGTAACTACGAATAAACCTCTTAAGAATTCTCATTTTGACTTTCTGGTGATATTTTGACTGTACTAGTACATTCATTTACAAAATTAGTTTTTCTACTGGCATACATATATTTAATCAGAGCATTGAGTTGGCGTGGATTACACTCGCTTAAAGTCTCTCTTAAATTCGAGAGAATGGATTTCCCGGGGGTATACTCTTTCCTAGTCTTCTCCAGAACGTAGTGTTGTTCCGAAGGGAGAAGAGTAAACTCTTTCTTGGTGTATCTCTCATAATACAACTGTTTTAAGTACCTGGGTAAATCTATAGTTACATCTTTATCTATAGAATCAAAGAATTCTTCTTTTTCTGAGAAAAGTTCTCGAAAGTCTTGATCTGTACCCTCGGCGTATAATTGAAGATATCTCAATCTAAAATTGGGTTCACTTCCTCTCAAATCTCTTCGTTTCGTATATTCATCAGGTACTATTTTGTAACACCTCAATCTTGGTTTTACATTATCCCAATATGTAAGTAACAAACCGGTACATTCTTCCCATACAAGTCCATTCGTTTTCTCTACAAGTTCGTCCATCGTTTCTACATGGAATGTCTCTCGGTTTTCAACAGAGCCTTCTATCATTTGACTTTGCAGATACTCTAAAGGATCTTCAACTTTTACACCTAGATCCGGATCTATAAGAGAATACAGACAATTTCCCGTAGTGTAACCTAATAACATTATTTTGATGGTAATCCTACAGACTAATCTATTATCGGGATGAGAAATCAGAAATATATAACATGCTCTGCCATCAAGACCATCACAAAGAGACTCTGGATCTTTCCAGAAACCATCAAATATATCACCAAACATGGGTCCAGACCAACGGCTTCTTCTCCCATTTATCTTCTTATGAGTAGATAAATACCATTTCTTAGTAGTACGCCCCTGAAAGAATCTAAGAATAGTTCCTTCATAGGCATGGGTAATATAATAGTCATTAATGTCTCCATGAATATTTCCTTTGGGAACATCGTCGTCACAGTTTGAATTATCCACAGACGTAGGTTTCAAACTTTCGGGAGATAACTCTTCGGTAAACGGAAAGCTTTGCCCCACTATCTCTAGAGTTAAATGGTCAACCACTAAACCTCTCACATGGTAGACAGAAGGTTCTGGATTCAAATAATGCAATAGAATTAAATTATCTTCTTCAACTTGGTCAAAAACTCTTATATTTGTCTCAGAATCGGTGTCAGAGATCCATATTAACTTACAAATAGCTTTCGCTTTATCTGAATCAAACAGATCTGATATTTTTGGCTTGTTTAAAAATCTCTGTATCATAAAATTCGCAGACGTTACAGCCATTTTATCAGTATTTTCCCTTGGGATTACCTTCTATTAATGGTTTCCGAGTTTTAAAGGCGATTCTTGATAGGTCTAAATTTCATATTACTCTTGAAAGTAATATGAAATATGATTGTACTTACTCTTTTCCATTTCCTTTATCTTCTCGACTTTTAGAAGCATCTTTTCTGATTTGATCTGCTGTAGACTCATCATTATCTTCAATGGTTACCGATCGAAGATATTCTAACGTGGTTTCTTCGTATTCCTTAAAATCGTCTTCTCCAGGAACATGAGGAGCAATACCACCTTTTGCCCTCTCATCGTTGTAACAATCAATCCATTTGACAGCGTACTCGGGGTGTTCTACCTCTATTTCCTTCAATTCTCGACGGATTTCTAACAATTTATCTTTCGCTTTCTTCAATAACTTTTCTTGAACATCGCGTCTTTCTGTTAACCTCCATTCTGTCACTCTATGCATAGAGTAGTAACGAAGAGACTCTGGGTCATCGTCTACATCTCCAGATTTAGCATCCTCCATACGATCTTGAATCTCTTTCTGCTTTCTCTTACGTTCGGCCTCTTTTTTCTTGACGGCTTGACTTCTCATACTGTCTATTTCTCCTTCACCTTTAGGTTGATCTTCCGGTGCTGCATCGATCAACTCTTTACAGAAACGAGGGTCTTCAGTGATAGGCATCCAATGTCCAACTGGGCAGGTCAAAACAGGATATTTTGAATCTACTTCCAAAACTATTCGATTAGAATCTTTCTTAGCCCAAGTATCACTGGAATGATTTCCACGATTCTTCACGAAGCCAAAAACTTTGTAACCAGATCGTAAGACTTTAGGAGTTTCAAACAACATATAGGACATATTACCGTAGGTTTGTCCGGGAATAGAGGGATCTACCATATCTCTGACAACTTTCGGATAATTCACCGTCTGTCCATCAATAATAGCTCTCCCTACCATATCCACCCCCTTAACTGGAGGATAATCATGAATTAACCATTCTTGTACTTTCTTTTGATCAGTCATTATTTATTATTTCAAGTAGTTGTTTAGAATGATAACACCCTTTAAGCTGGGTGAGAGTAAATAATAATGTCTTCGTTTCTAGATTATTTAGACCCAAATAATGAAAATTGTAAGTTACCGAGATGTAAAAAGGCGGCTGGAATTTACAAGATAATAGTTTTGGTGATAGGATTTATCCTATTGTATAATATAGTATTGATAATAGCCTGGGGTTCCAAGGCTGACGTAGTGACTAAGGATCCGTTAAATCGAACCTTATTCAAGATACCCGTCTTCGATTGCAACTTTTCTGGGTGGCCGTTGACTCATTTTCTTTGTTTCTTTATTCTGGGACTATTATTCCCAGACGAAGATCTTTTCGTCGTTGGAGGAGGTATCCTATGGGAAATCTTTGAAAGTACTTGTTTTCTGTGCACCGGAAGAACTGAACATAAGAAAGTATGTGGCAGAGATAATATTGAGTATACATCTTGGTGGAACGGTTCATTCCAAGACATTATCTTTAACACTCTGGGATTCTACGCTGGTAAATTGATCGTTAAAGCCAGCGGGAAAAAGATATGCTTTCCTTGGGTGAATGAATATTCAGACTGGTGCGGGGGTTGTGAAACAAAAGAAATTGAAGAGATCAAAGAGAATGCCAATTATGAAACGAATGTAAATGCAATAGAATCTGATAAAAATTCAGGTTCATGATTAGTATTCAACAATGGGATAATTAATCTTTGCTCTTGTATCGGGGTTTAACCCCCAATAGAAATTGTATAATAGGAATATGATCAATCCAACTACTATGAGAAATCCTATGACCGACCAGATAGCTATCTTTGGAAGATTCAAAGGTTGATACCCTTGAGTCTGAAAATCATTATATCCTACAGCCGACGAAACGATATATTTCATTCCGGGGAAATGAACAAAAAGAGCCTTTTTTAACCTCTCTTTATTTGGATAAACGTAAACATTGTAAAAGAGCTTTGATTCTGTATCTAATGCGAAATTCTCAGGGTACTTATTCATCAGTTCACCAAGATCCATTTGATCATCTTTACAATCCTTGAGATTCTCATATAACTCAATCATATGATCCCTATATCCGATGATCAACCCTGAATTACAATATTTATACTCCTTTTCTACCAGATTAGATAGATCGGTAAAGCTAAATTCATAACAGTTGTGAGAGAAACAGGGTATCTCTGCACCGACAACGATCGGCTTCTCGAAGCTATAGAATGTATTTAGAATATGATCCTTAACTGAACCCGTCTTTTTTATATTTTTCACTACCGATTTATTAATAAGAACATCATATACATCGGAAGTAATGAAAATATCTGTATCCAAGTCGGCTTTCATAGCCTCTAATGCAAGCTTGATTTTCATATCGAAGCTGTACGGTTGTCCGAGACCGACTAATTCGGACGTAATACCCGTATGTCTCATTCCTCTCTGCCAATTTTTAGCGGCATCCGTTTTATGAGTGGCCACTCCAATAGCTTTTACCTTCATTTCTACTTGTAAATTAAATATATTTCTATATAAATACGAATATTTATATACTGTAAATACTTGTGACTTTTCACAAGTATTAATAATTTTTCATTCTCATTATTGTTTAATTCTTATGAGATACATAAGAGCTAAAAATACAATTATCCAAACAATAATGATACAAAATGTTATAATCTGACTTGCTTGAGTAGTAGACGATATAGGCGTATTAGCAAGCTTATTGTATGCTACTCGAGCCGCGGCTGAGAAATTCTGCCCTGGAAAATGAACAAATAGAGCTGTACCAAATCTTTTATCATCAGGGCTGACAAAGAAGTTATAGAATAGTTTAGAATGAGTGTCTAATGAGAATATTCGTGGATACTTACTAACTAAATTTCCCACCTCTATCTGATCGTTTGGGAACTTTGCTAAATGTTGATACAATGTAATCAAAGGTTCTCTATACCCTATAATTAACCCTGCATTAGGATATCGGTTGTCATTCCCAAATATACCAGATACAAAATTCTGAAAAGAAAATTGAGAACAATTATGTGAGCAAATTTTTTCAGCGCCAATCACAATTGGCTTTTCGAATGATTGAAAAGTAGATATGATGTAATCTTTAACGCTGTCTTCGGACTCTTTTATCTTCTTTACAGTTTTAGGATTAACAAGAACATCATAAATATCACTCATGATAAAAATATCAGTGGTTGTATCTTCAGACATTTCTTTCAAATATAGTTCACTTCTCATCTTCCATCCAGTAAATTTTTGGCCGACTCCCAGCAGTTTATAGGGTATACCAGTAGTTTTTACCCCCTCTTCCCAATTTCTAGCTCGATCGTCAATATTAGTTGCTAGTCCAATAGCTTTTACTTTCATCATTTACTATTAATGATGAAAATATTAATTAGGAATGACTCAATAAAGATCGATTTATCTCATAAAATAATAGATTATCAAGGCCAGAATTACTAATGCAATAATAATTACTAATGCAATCATAACTCCCTCTTGATGGGCTATATTAGGAGGTCTCCATCCACAATCGCTAAAATGGACGGCGAAGGCTTCCTTAGAAATGTCTCCCTCATTTATATTAGAACCGAATACTCTACTGGGAAAATATTTGGCCGGCATAACTTTTATATCAGGGCCATATTTACGAATAGAGCGGGATAACATCCCCGGACCGGTCGAATTGATAACATTTAGAGAGAAGGGGACAAATTTTGTCCATGTCCCAGCCTTTATAACATCACCAATTACATTTTTCCAGAAATCTTGATTTGGTTTGGAATACATGGCAAAATTGCTGATTTTTAACTTGAAGAAAAAAGGACTATTCGAAGAACCAGAAATAGCAATTTTCTTTTTTAAGGAAGAAAATAAAGGACTGATAGATTTTAGACATTTAGTATCAACGTCGACATATAAACCGCCATATCGATACAACAGACAATACCGAAATGCATCACATCTCTGAACTCCGGCTGGGTATTTAGAATAGACTTTCCACAATTCGGGAAAGTATGTTTTTACCACTTGATTGCTCATATCATCATCCCAGAGAACGTAAAGCCAATCAGGATTATTGTCCAACCAGCTTTGTTGGTATTTTTTGTATTTGTCTGGAAATACATGAGGACCTTTTCTGTCTTTCTCCTGTCGAAAATCTAACCATATCTGATGAATAATCTTTTCTTGAGATAGCAAAATACTATCTATCTTCTCTAAATTGGTCATGCTTATCTTATAGATGTAAGATAAGATATTTTCTCTGCCAAATAGAATTGTTGATTTCGACAGAATTGTTAAAATTTATACAGAGGCTCTCTTGCTAATTTCTTTTCTAAGAATATTCACCAATTCATCTCTTCCTTGTTTTCCTTCATTACACACGATTCCATTAAACAATAGAGAAATATTCTTTCTTTCCCAATCCACTTGACCCCATTCTATTGAGTCGTGAGAAGTTTTATCATAGGAATTATATACCTGGTTCTTATATTCTCCAATAACACTCCTGAAAGTGTTAAGCATAGTATTTAGGTACCTTCCACCTTTATCTGGCTTCCATTTCTTTGATTCTAAAAGGCGATGAAAAGAATTTCTTGAGACGTCGGTACAGACATAATTTCTCTCAATCTCTCCCTTTTCATTCTCGTGGGTGATAAGATCGCAAATAACTCCCAGAATACCCGAGTAACCCTTGGCGGCCTTTTCATATGTAAGTATTCCATCGTTCACTTTTTCTATCATGTATTCATGAGTTAGGGCGGGAATATTATTGATGGGTAGATTGACGAGTTTAGGGTGAATAGCTGTGTTGTAAATGGTCTTTTTGTCGGGGGCGGTTTTGAGACCGGTGATAATTCCGTCCAACTCCGAGATTTTATCTTTTGATTCTTCGGCTGTCTCTTTTAATATTTTACACTCCTTTTCCAATTGTCTAACTTGAGAGCGAAGTCTAGAGTTTTCTTCATCTTTATCTTTTAACTGTAATTTAAATTTAGCTGTCAGGTCTGAGATTTTTTTATCCGTACATTGTCTTAGATGTCTCTTGAGATTTTGAGGTGTAGAAAAAGTACTTTCGCAATAATCACATTTATTTATTTTGGAACTTTCACTATCCCCTCTTTTAGAAATACAATATCTGGCGTTTTTTAAATGGACATCCAGATTGTATTTTGTTGATAATTCTTTACCGCAAAACTGACAAGTAAATTTTACCATTCTGATTTTCAAAGATCAGTATGATCTTTATTTGATAATGCTGATCTATTTAAGACACTTCTGATCATGAATTGCTCAGGGCTTTTTCCCAATTTCCACCAGAAAATAGACCCAAAACCATGCAGTGACCACTTCAAACTTTTATTTTCTCGAAAATTATTTTCAAAATTCTGAGTTCCACACACACATGGTTTGGGTGTGTGTGTGGAACTCAAAAAATCTAGAACTAAAAAATTTTTTGAAATAGTTTGAATTGAAAACATAAGTTTTCACAAAACTTATGTTTTATATAATTATTCAATTTGATTTTTAATATTAGAGATGGATAAAACTATATTTATGAAATCCATCTCTTATTTCGAAGAATATTATTTTGTCGGGTGGGTACCCAGTATTCTCATTCGTACTTTTTTTCAACTCGGAATAGTTGAAAACAACTATTAATTGTTGAAATCAACTCGGAATTGTTGAAAAAAATAAGACCAGTCCAACTTTTTGTTTTTCAGAATCTCAGAGTCTTTTGAAAAAAAAGTTTGAGAGTTTGAGAGAAACGAAAGTTTTTCCAAAGACTATGTTTAGAATAAATTGTTGATTTCAAATATTATTTTAGAGTAAGTGAAAATATAGTTTTCAATTTGAGCCTCTTAATTTGGTAGATTTTATTTTGTCGTGTAGGTACCCGATCAAGGTCTATTTTCTGTTTGATTAAACAGAAAATTTAAAATTCAATAACACGTAAATAGTCAAGATCTATTAATATCTGACGAATATACCGTTTTAGCTTTTTGGGATGATTATAAGAGTATTTTAATGGTATCTTCAATAGACATATTCCGTTCTGTATACATTTCTCTCTTTTTATTTTATCTCTTTCCTGGATTGTCAGCAGATCCTTCTCTCCACGAGGATGAAAGAATGGGACTACTTTCTCATGTTGAATAGCCTGATATTCAAAGGCTAATTTTAACTCTTCATTAAATCCATCGAGCAACTATCGTAACGTTTGCTAATTAATTTACCTTCATTTTTCCAGGCAATCTCCCTTAACTTTTCTATAGGATAACGTCTATTTGAGTGCCAACAAATAATACACCACGCTCCTTGATATTTAACAGATCCCAAAGTAGAAAACCATCGATGACCTTTCCCGCATTCCCATTCCATATTTTCTCTCTTATTTATGTAATTTTCCGAAAGGCATCTTCCTCCTCTTTCTCTAGCTATTTCTTGTGCTTCTTTAAGAGATAATTTCTGACATTGAGGGCACCAGGTTCCGTTATAAAAAACATTTCCAAATTTCGTTTTCCATGTATGATCTCGTTTACATTTCCATATGTATCTCGTATCAGCTGTAATATATTCATCGGATAGACACAATCCCCCTTTCTCGCTAGCTATAATCTGTAAATCAGAAATAGTATATTTCTTACTGGGTTTGCAAGTTCTGGAAGCATAAGAACACTCTCTACACCAAGTACCACCATTTAATACATTATCCCAAGAGGTTATCCATCTATGTTCCTCCTTGCATTCCCATTCGTAACGAGTGTGTTTATTTATATATTCTGTTGATAATAATCTCCCAGCCTTTTTCTTGGCGTGTTGTTGTAACTCTTGGATTGTATATTTTTGACATTCTTTACACCAAGAATTATTATGTTTCATACTACCCCATCGGGCTTCCCATACATGTTTATTGGAACAAATGAATATATATTTATCTCTAGAACTAGTATATTTTTCTGATAAACAGTCTCCGCCTTTCTTTTGAGCATACTCTTTCATAATATCAATTGTACTCCAGACTGTTGAGAACTGATGTCCTCGTTTGCATTCCCAATCGTGATAGGTCTGATCATTGATATGCTCCTGTGAAAGACACTTCCTACCATTTTCCTCAGCCTTTCTATTGAGATCCTGTAAAGTGTACTTCCTACACTCTCCACACCAACTTTTCTTATGAAACATGGCATTCCAATTTGTGGACCAACAATGACCGTTTTTACATTCCCACTCGTAACGCGTTTTATCATTGACATACTTTTGAGATAAACATTTTCCATTTCTCTCTTGAGCATAGGCTCTTAAAAATTCAATCTTTCCACCTTTTTTACATTCTTGGCACCATCTGATATCCGGACATTTTCTTGCTTCTGCCCATGACCTAGAGAATAAATGACCTACCGGACATTGCCATTGATATTTAGTGGTACCATTAATATAATTATCAGAAAGAAATTGAGAGTTCTTTTCTCTGGCGAAATTTTGAATGTCAGTTATAGTAAATTTGGATTTCGACATTTTGTCAGAGTTAGTCTATTTCTCAATTTGTTCTGTCATTTTTCTTTTGGTAATTTCTAATAAGTCAAATAACTGCTAATAACAGCTTAATATTAGAAATTATGGCGTTAAACACCTTACGTTAGAATTAGGTAAAAATCCACAACCAGCCGAGCGATTCCTCCCAGGCTCTGCGCAAAACTTCATCGTGTTCGTCCTCTTTATTCTTTGTCTTGAGGATATAGAAATCATCCTTTTTACAAGGATAGCCCACTTTCTGTAACAGTTTGTACAGTTTATAATTGACATTGAGAGAATTAATACGGTCAGGATCTTGGACTTGACGATAAGCATATTCTTGTTTTTCGAACAAATCCAAGAGTGTATCTTCATATTCGCTAATGTTGGGACAAGGTTCTCCCGTGATGATATGATATAAGAGATTGATATCATCGTAGTATCCGGATAGTTTGTTCTCATAAAGGAACATATACAGATGATCTTTAGTTACCTGTTCCTTGCGATTGTCAGAGTTTTTCTTAAGGTTATGGCGTTCCATCTCTACCAAAAGAATGTCTACCACATTTTTAATCTTTTGAGGATCGGTGTTTTGAGTTCCCTGAAATCTCTTCATAGCATCGACAAAGTGTCCTCTCTTGGTATAAGTGTACCTAGAACTCATATTAACTCGATCTGTATCTTTGAAAGATGGAGTGTCGTCTAAGACGTCAATTTCAGTAAAGCAAAAGGTGCAGATATAAGTAGAATTCTCGTCGTCCATTTTGAACTCTACTCCTTGACAAGCTGGACATCTCAGCTTCTCTGGATGATATTGGAGATTGTCTATTTCAATATACTCTTGAGCGATACATAAGTAACGGGAAATAAGTTCAGAACTTTTAGATACTCCTAAAACCTTGTTATTTGGCTCTAATGTGACAAACGAAAGAGCTCCTGTAGAAGACAAAAGACTCCGATAATCACGAAGGATGTCTTCGGTTCTCATTGAATAAAGTACCAATTCGAATGTACTTTCTAAGTCTTGCATACGTCTACGTAATAGTGAAGCCTGTGTCCTGGCCATAATACGATCAACAGGATCGTCCCCATGGTTCAATATCCACAAGGTCTTCTGTAAATCTTCATGGAGTTTATCTAATGTGCTAATCTTAGAGAGGAGTTTTTCCCTAATTTTGGCATCGATGTGAAACACATTATAATCATTAACATTAACCTTATTTTCAGTATCTTTCTTTGATCTTTCTGTCCTTCGAGATATCTTATTTCTGCCCTTACCGGAGGTAGAACCCGTAGGGCTTGGAGTTGCTAAGAATGCGGATGAGTTCTTAACTTGCTTTGGCTCTTTCCCACTTTTAGATTTTCCACTTGGCTTTCTTTCTTTTTTGAGTTTTCGAGTTTTAGTCTTGGGCGGAAGGTATTGACAAAAACTTACTTCGTTAGTTTTTGTATCATTCATAAGATAATCTTTAGTCTTTCTAAAGATTATCTTTATGTGATCTCATTCTCAACTAGTATATATGTTTTTAATGTCCCTGATAAACGGTGTTCTTTCACGAGTTTTTCTATTTTAATTCATAATTTCACTTCTTTTTTTTATTTGTATGCTATTTTTATCAACCCCAGGAGTGGAAAAAGAATGAGTCCATGTGACTGCATAACAGCTGTTTAGATTTAGAAATGCAAAATGTGCTATTCAAACGTCTGATTTAAACCATTTCTCGAATGAATATTCTAGATCAAGATTAAAAAAATCTTTTGCATCCGTTATTACCCTTAAGGATGAATTAGCTTGGAAATATGACACATGATAGGCTTTATTTGCAAACATGATTATAGAAATAGATAATCACAATCTGGGGTTGGTTATAACCTTTTTCTTTGGGGTCAGCGTTGCTCTGACCCCAAAGATAATAATTCTCATCAAAAACCCACTACCCAAATCTTAGAGACTTTGGGTAGTGGGTTTTTGATGAAATATGTTCATCATCCATTGCATCTAAATAACAACAGTTTGCACTACTTTAAACTACCTAATAGCCCAAGTAAAATTTTTTTGCGAATATTTTTCTCTTTGAGGATATGTAACAGATACGGTTCTGAAAGTATAATAAATGTCTTTTTCATCTTGTAATCCAGCCCATGTTTTTATTGATTTGGCTACCTTTTCTGAACAAGAAGGTTTCATCTATGGTGGTCCCGATGCCATCACTATGTTCGTCGCCTCTGTCACAAAGGCTAATTGGTTTTCTTATATTCCAATTTCCCTTAGGCTGAACGGTGTGATCGATTTCGGACAGAAGAATGTTTCTGCTAGTGTGAATAGATCTGGAGATTACGTTCTCCATGTCTGGTTCCGCGCCCAGATTCCTCAACTCGAATTGGTCCAAGATGGTAACATCTTCGTTGACGCTAGTGTGCGATGGACTCGTAACTTGATGCACAACTTGTTCGAAAGAGTTAGTATTTCTTTCAATGAGCTTATTGTCGAAGAGTTTGACAATTACTGGCTAGACTTTAACTTCCAATTCCGTAAGAGAGGATCAAAGAGAATCGGTTACCGTAATATGATCGGTGATATCGCTTCCATGACAACTGCAGTGTTAGTCGGTGGAGCACCACCTTTCGGTGTTTTGGGAACTGGAGGATACTTCTCTGTTCCTTTCCCCTTCTGGTTCACAGAAGACTCTGGTATCGCTCTTCCCGTAGCTGCTCTTCCCTTCAATGATGTAAAGATCAACTATGTCTTCCGCAGATGGGAGGATCTCTTGGTTGTCTTCCCCGGTACCGCTGGGGGTGGTGGAACTCGTTCTGCCACTTGCGCCGATGTCTTTGTCTTCGGACAATCCGGCCAAAGACCCACTCTTTTGGACCCACAGACTATGGCTCACTACGCTGTTGTCCACAACGACGAGCGTGTGAAGATGGGTGACGCCCCTCGTGATATCCTTATCACTCAGATTCAAGCTACCCAGGCCGCTCCATTCAAGGACATCTCTACTCTTACCAGCTTCGATCTTCGTTTGTCTCATTCCATTATCCTCTTCTGCTTCGCCGCACAGAATGTTTCTCTCTTGAGTCTCGCTTCTGCTGCATGCGGTGGTGAGTGGTCTAACTACACTACAGAGCCCAACTATGCTGGGCTTGACCCCATTGCTTTCTCTACTCTTGTCTATGAGAATACTTGCCGTGTTGCTCAGGGATCTGACTACTACTCTCTCATCTTGCCCGATCTTCTTTCTGAGGCTACTCCTGATGAGACTGGGTATCATTTCTGGACTTATGCTCTTCTCCCATGGGATCCTCTGAAACCATCTGGATCTACTAACTACAGCAAGCTTGCTAATGTTAGTATCTCTCACAACATGTCTCCTGTCCCAGAAGACCAATCTGGAAACGCTATCCAGTGGCCTGATAGCTCTGGTGTCCTCCAAGACTTTAAACAGTCTTTCAGGCACATTCTCGTTGCCAAAAATTGGAATATCGCTCAAACACAAATTTTGCCTCATGGTAAAATTCAGGGCGAAAACAGGTGGCTGCCGCTTCTTAATAAAATTAAGAAAGTGGGTAAACAGTGTTACCGCCTAGTCTCTAGTGTCATCAAAAAGACACAAGAGGCGAGATATCTTGTTGCGGGAAACTCCGTGTATATCTAACTACCACTCTTATTTGGAAACTTATAAGAGGATCACGGTTAATAGCCGTTCTCTATGGTAATAATGTTAGATTGCGGACAATCCGCAGGCTTACTACCTAAACCCGTTATGATAGGGCATGGTAGGGTCTCAACGACTGAACGGATATCGGTCAACTATGAAAGTCTAATCAACTTGAGTTGGCTTAAGATACAGTCTACTCCCCACTGCGAAGTGGCTTCTCTTTAGTCGGAGAAGAGTTTATAATCTTAGGAGGAAATGCCTAAGGGAAACGCCAATGGATCAAGAAAGGTCCATAACAGGTGGCTGCCACAAGAGATCTTAAAAAAGATCTCCTCTGTGGGTAAACAGTGTTACCACCTAGTCTCTAAAGTCTTAAAAAAGACAAGAGGCGAGATATCTTGTTGCGGGAACTCCCGAGTATATTCAACTACCACCCTAGCTGGGAAACTGGCAAAGGGGACCACGGTTAATAGCCGTTCTCGATGGTAATAATGTTGGATTGCGGGAAATCCGCAGGCTTACTACCTAAACCCGTTATGATAGGGCATGGTAGGGTCTCAACGACTGAACGGATATCGGTCAACTATGAAGGATTAGTCATCCTGAGCTGGCTTAAGATACAGTCTATCCCCCGTTGCGAAACGGCTTTCCTTTAGCCGGGAAAGAACTTATGATCCTAGGAGGAAATACCTAGGGTAGGTTGGT